ACCATCCCGTCGCGGTATTCTTTCATTTCTTTTATCAATTCTTCTACTTCTTCGTTCATATATTTTTTTCCCCTGGATAGTCTCTATCGATTGCCATTTGACAGTAGTGAATTGCTTTTTCCAAATCTTTCTTCTGTCCTTTCTGCTTGTGCCTGCACAAATATTTTATTGCATTTCCTTCTGCGAAAGGCAAGTTATTTTTATTTATAAATTCGGATGGTTGAATCTTCATCGATTGATAGTGGTCCCCACCGATTTGTTTTTTATATACGTCGCTCATATTACTCCTGCCATAAATAATTTAATTCCAAAATAAAAAGTCATCATTGATAATAAAACAAGTTCACTGGTTAATGTATGCATTATACTATTGGTTCTCCTATTGTGTAGTAATGTGATGTTAAAGGTGCTAAAATATATAATCTTTGCATTGCTCTTGTTACACCAACAAAAAATAATCTATGTGTTGAGTCTGGATCTTTATATGCTTCTTTAGATAACCATTCTGCTTGTGTTTCTGTTCCATAATCCATACACAAAACAATGTTTTCTCTTTCCCTACCTTTTGCTCCATGTATTGTAGATAATTCTATTCTTGAATCTGTTGATAAATCATCCCCATTTTTTAAAATACTTTTTATATAGTTTTTTGTGTTCTCTTCAAAACCAAGTTGTTGCCAATCACCCTCAATTAATAATCCATGATCTTTTTTTAAAATGTTTAAAGAGACCATCTCGTCACCTATTAATGTTTTACCACTAGAAAATCCGTACTTAATATGTCCCTTATTATAACGTAAATATTCCCATATTTTTTTAGCATCCTCTGTTGCAATCAACTCACCCTTATTTAGTTTAGTCCAAAATCGATAAGCCTCTAATACGCTATTAGGTAAAACACTGTTATTCTTACCAAATATTCTTAAACCTTTTCTATAAAAATGCTCCGCAAAATCTTCTAATAATTTTTTGGTTGTTGCTAAAACCATCCATTCTCCTTTACTAAAATCTATTTCTTCTAAAAAACAATTGTCTATAAACTCTCCCTCTTCGTCTTTAGCATACCATTTTTTTTTAACTCTTTTAGTTATGTGGGGTAGTATTTTTAATGCTTGTCTATGAACTGCTTTTGGCACCCTGTAAGATTTTTCTTGATCGTCTCTCTCACCCTCTAGATCTATAAAAATATTAGGATCAGCGCCTTGAAACTTAAAAATTGTTTGATCATCATCCCCTGCAATATATGATCGCTTACATTGAGATTCAATATGAAAAAACATTCTCCATTGCAAAGGATTTAGATCTTGGGCCTCATCGAGAAAAATTGCATCAAGAGCAAGATGTTTTTCTTTGTCAACAAATAATTTAATCATGTCAGAAAACTCGTACATATTTGTTTGTCCTTTGTAGTATTCAATATCTCTTTCTAATTGTTTAATACGGAATATATCTACGGTGCCTTCGTGATATTTTAATTGTATACAAGCTTCCTCTAAAGGAATTTCTTTAGCTCTAGAAAAATTTATTACCTCTAAATTTTTATTTTTAGTTATGGTTTGTCCGTATTCATTTACATATGAATCAAAATTTATATCTGAATAAATTGGATAAACGTTTTTAAATTGTTTCCATTTAGCACCTGTAAGTATTTGTTTTTTTGGAATTTCTAATTCTCTCTTACCCACTGCATGTAAAGTAGAAATATATAAAAGTTCTACGCCGGGGAATACATCTTGAATTTTTTTTGAGCCATCTAAAGATGCTGCCGTACTAAAAGTAACATATGCTATTCTTTGTGGCTCTGTGTGTAATTCATTAAGTTCCTTATTTAAATAATGATGAACTAATCTATGGGTCTTACCTGTGCCTGGTGGTCCCATTATTTTTTTTCTAATTACTGCCATGGTTCTTTTTCCATTTCATATTTTTTTGTATTAGGTTTATCTAAGGTAAGGTGTTGCATTTCTAAAACTCTATGTGTCTTACCATCTATTTTTGGGCTAACTTCTTTTGCACCAAATAAATGTTGCAGCATTCGCATAGTTTTTTGTTTTGGATAAGTTCTGTCTGCCCAAGATTTAGTTCTCAATAAATATTTCCAAAAATTTGCAAACTTAAACATAGTGACGCCACTTTTATCAGTGAAAGCTACACCCCTTAAAATATCTTCTTTATCTCTACCTGGAGTTCTATTAATATAGTCAGCTAAAATTTCTGTTAGTTGCACACTAATCTTAGAAGATTCAGGAGCGGTTATTGGTTTAGCATTAGCTGTTAATTTTATTAATGCTTTTCTCCATGCGTGTTTAGGAATAGGCATCAAAGGTCTTCCAATCTGCTCCATACAGGCTACAGAAAATTTTTCAGGGTCATGAAGTGTTGCTCCATCTACTTCTACAGTGGGACCGTCTAATGAAACAAACCAAATTGGAGGTTCAGATTCGTATTTTCTAATTTCTGTAATCTCTGGTGTTGGAGCATCATCCCCAATACCAAATTCTTTTGTTGCACATTTTTTAGCATCGCAAAAACTGCATATTGGTTCATCCTTACATTTGTACTGATAATCTTTACTGTCCAAAGATTTTTTTAATACATTAATTTCATTAGCGCCCAAAGGCGGCTTCATAAACTCTTTATCATATATATGCATATGGCCTTGCCATTCATTATTTTCTGGATATCTTTTTTTAAGATAAACACCAACATTATACATGCAATTATTTCTTTGACCGTTTGGTACTCCATCACTTAATAATGTTACTAAACATGGAGACATGCCTTTAAAAAAATCTATTTCTTCTTTTTTATTGGAGATAGTAAATTTAGTTAACTCTTCCTCAGTCATAACCATCTCATTATAATAATTAAAAAATTCTTCTAAAGACATTTGCAAACCTTTGGAATTAAAAGCATATCTTACTGAATTTTTATGATCGTAATATGGAAGGTTTAAAAAACTACCTGTATCTCCTCTAGACACATTAATATAATCTTGTTTAGGATATATTTCTGCTCTCGCATGACCTATTGCAGAAGCAATCATTTTTAATTTTGCTCTCATAACTATCGCTGGAACAAAAGTTTTTGTAAACATAAAAATATGTGCTCCACCAGATTTAGAACGAAATACTATTGCTTTAATGTTTTTTTCTTGTAATTTTTTAACAAATGCTTGGTGATCAACTGGGTATATGTCAACATCAATGCACCCCCATTTTAATTTATTTTCTCGGTTAATTGGAATTATACCTAATCCTGGATCTTTCCCCTCTAAATGATCTTGCCACAATTTTTCTATGGGTGGTTTATGTATTGTAAAAGATTTAGTTTTATTTTTACCCTTCTCATTAATTTCACTACTTTTTTTAGTGATACCATGGGCAATGTCTAAACCCTCAAATATATATATAAATTTATTTAATTCTTTCATATTATTTCTTTGTTAGCCATGGGCGATCTCCGTCTCCATCGACCGCCCACTATTCACACTACTTACTAGCTAAACTAGTGTAAAATTTCTTAGCACGTTCGTATAAAGCAGGATCTTCAACTTTACCAACTTGTACAACATTATAACCATACCATTGATTACCTTTGCCAGAATTTAAAACTGAACTTAGTTTATAACTGTGGCTAAAAGACGATGGGTTATATGGACCATCTTTACCTTCAAAAGTAATAGACAGCATCATAGAGTTCCATCCTCTGCTTATTTTACCTTGAGATGAACTCATAGATATTAAAGCTTGTTCAACAGAACCTTCACTGACAATCAACACATAATGCTGACCAACAGTTAAAATGTAATGCCCATTTTCCAGTCTATCTTTACCGGATCCATCTTTGGTTGTTTTTGATAGAATATCAGAGTCAGCTGAATAAATGTTTTCTGGTCTATTAGAACCAGTTCCAAAATCAGCCCATTCTTGATACTCTAATTTATAATGACAAGGAATAACATTTATTCCTTCTGCTCCATTATATAGTTTTTTGGTAACTATATTCAAAAACATTCCAGGTTCTGCACCAGCAACATAATTTTGATTACGTTTTTGTGCTTCTCCTGAGCCATTTTGTAAAAGTTTTAAAATAGGTAAAGCCAAACTTACTGTCTTTACATTTTCAAAACCTGCAGCAGCATCCTCTTCAAACAATATTGATGAAGGCAATCCTGCTTCTTTTTTTATCGCTACTTGCTTCTCGTTACTCATATTTATCTCCTAGTTATTTTTGTACGGTTACCTGCGTAAGTTTTAAATAAGTCAGAGGGCATCTCTCGTCCAGCTTCAAGACGCTCCCTGACTATTGCTTTAAGTGTCTGGGGATGAACGCCAATTTTCTGGACGGGTTCATATCCCTGACCTTGTGCAAGGTCTGCGTAAACGCTCGCCTTGTTGTCTTCGCCTTGACCAAAGGTAACGGTGACATCACGTTTAATAATATCACCTAGGTCATGGTCTCGAAGCCATTGAAAAGCTCCTTCCTGATTTTCAGGAGGTATAGATGCACCATAGATTTTTTTTATTTCTACAGACTCACCATCTTTAAGCTTTAATTTTGTAATATGCATTTCTTCCATCATCTTTGGGAGTTCATACTCCGACAATGTTTTTGCTTTTTCTTTTAATTTAGAAATACTTTCTTCAGCGTTAGAAATTTCGTCTTCTAAATTTTTTAATTCTATAACTTTATCCGATAAAGATTTTGCGGCATCTGCCTGCGTTATCGAATGTATTCTATCTTCTTCATAATTTATTTTGCTCATCTATTTCTCCTCTTTCATGTATGTTGAACTCGGTTGGGTAATACATTTTTTCTTGCCTGTCCCAAGTTAACGTTTTGTACTTTCCATTATTTATATCACACGCAATAGAACAAGCTAGACCAATTACTTTAGGATCACCCGATAAAAGTAAATAATCTTTATCTGTAAAATCTTTTAGCAAACGTCTAAGTTGATATGTGATAGGACCAGGACTTCTAACAATTTGAGTCTCTTCTCTTAATAAGACTGTTATCTTACCAAATTTTTGAGCCCCAATAATATTATATTTAGGTACACCTATTTTTGTACCTGGTACTTCTTGTAATAAATAAACAATAGGCTCATTTTGCGATATATTTTCTTTCATGCTTGACAATATAGTCATTTATTGTTATCTTGTCAATTAGAAAGAAGAAAAATGATAAATTATAAATTTAAGACTAAGCCATACGCGCATCAATTAAAAGCGTTGGAAAAATCATGGGATAAAGAAGCTTATGCCTATTTTATGGAAATGGGTACAGGTAAATCTAAAGTATTAATAGACAATTTAGCTATGCTTTACGATAAAGGTAAGGTTAAT